TGCCTCTTCTTGCTCCTGCTGGATCTGCAGGCGCATCTGACGCTCTTCCTCAACCTGTTTCTTAAGGTTTTCGTACTCGTCGTCCTTACTCTGCTTGTATTCAGAAAGCTCTGCACGCACCCCTGGTTTTTCAAACGGGATGTCGTCTTCTTCTACTTCTACCGTAAATTCAGATTCGGCAGAGGCTTCTTTCTTAGTTACTTCATCCTCTGGAGGTAAGCTGTCAGTACCCGACTCCTCATCCCCAATTAAAGTTTTAAGTTTATTTACCATATTTTCTCCTTAAGCTCGGGTAAACCCGGATGGGTCAATAACTACACCTTCTACGGTATCGTCATTAATTAAACGGAACTCATGCCCGCCAACATTAAATCTAGTTCCTGAATAAGAACGCATAATTACAAAATCACCTATAGAACACCAAGCTCCCGACGGAAATTTTGATGTGTCTTTATAAGCATCTTCACCCATTGCCATAACATACCCAATAACAGATGCGGTTTCTTCTGCTTTTTTAGTTGCGTCAGTCAAAATAATCCCTGATTCTGAAGTTTTTTCCTCAAATACAGGTAATGCAACTAGCAATTTCCACCCTTTAGGTACTGGAACTGTGCCAGTCCTAAGTGCTTCTTCTGCCTTTTGTTTTGTAAGTTCTAAACTTGGATACCCCACGCCTCTAATCATTCGATTTCTCCTTTTTTCATCCTATCGGCTAGTTCATTAAAAATACTTCCTGCAAGTCCTAACCCTTGGATAAGCCCGGTTTTGTGCTTATACTCCTCGAAGTTATTTATTGCTCCATTAGCAAGAGCGGTAGCATGAAACTCCACCTCATCCTGCAGCTTCTCCATGTATAACTCTTCAAACGACATCGGCATTACTTACTCCCCTTTTCCTGGTTTTACTGTTGCTTTAAAGCCTTCAAGCATCGCTCTAGCTTCCCGCTCCGCTTGTTTATCCTGCGCGTTTTGATCTAATTTAGCCTGCTCCAAAGCTATACGAGCAGAGTTAAGTATGGCGTCAGACTCGTCTTTTTTAGCCTTACGATCTACGTCAGCGGCTTTAATAGCCAACTCTTCACGCTGGATTTGATTGAGCGGATCTTGGGCTTGCGTTTGTGCTTGTTGCGCTGCAATATCTGCCTCGTTCTTCTGCAATACTTTCTGGGCAGCGTCAGCCATGAGGCGGGATAGTTGAACCTCCATTTCAGGTGCCATTTCAGCTCCAAGGGGCGGTATCGAAATACCCATAGCCATCTCAATCTGATTGCGATACTCCATACCCAGGTGCTCTGCAATATGCGCCTCCATAGCAGCCATAATAGCGTTCGCTTGTGGTGACTGACCAACCAACTGACGGATTTTGGGATCTTTAACAGCAGCTGTATGTACCTTGAGGTGTGCCTCATGGTCTTGTTCTACAAACGCTCTTACAGGTTTGCCCTGTAAAACTAACGCATTTTCAGACACAGGATCGCGGTATGGGACGTTGTCTTTATCTGGCACGATCTTGTCCGCATTCTCTAACCCGATCATTCTGACCATACTACGGTGCAAGAATGGGATGTCATAAATATCGGGGCGCTGTTGAGATAACTGCATAACTGCTTGATATTGCAACAGTCTTTGTGAAAACGTTGATGCATTGGGGTCAGACACAGGGACGATATCTACCCGTTCAAAGTCTTCTAATTTTACAATCCGACTAGCATCTACGTTGTACTCATACTGTGCAGGGGGGGCTTGCGAAATAATTTTCTTAAGTAACCCAAACTCTTTCTTAAGCGTAGAGTGCATGCGAGCTTGCACCGCAGACATTATCTTGAGCATACGCTCTAAAACAGCAAGGGTTGTACCTACGGGGGTATTTTGATCAACATCAGAGATTTTTAAATCAGCAACCGCTGCCATGCTACGACCTTGATCAACGATCTTATCGAACAAAGTTAACAATGTCTGGCTTGGTTCTTTGTATGGCAGTGGAAGAATGTTATCTTTGAGTGCGCCGCTAGGTATATCTACGTCTCTAAACTCTCCCGGAGAAATAGGCGTGTCATCGCCTTTAATCCGCATTCCACGAGCTTTAAATCCACCGGGTAGGTTTGCAAGAGTACCTGCATCAATTAACTGCCGTAACAAAGAAGTGGCGCTTTTAGCATGCCCACCAATTAAATGGATCAGTCCGTAAGAATAAAATCCAAAACCTGGTACGTAGTCATATTTGACATAGTGCATTTGACGTTTGTAAGTTTTATCTGCTTCATCCCAATTGCGATATATAGATAAAACTTTGCCGCTGTACTTTTCAATAGTTACTATATATGGAATTTCAATCTCGCCTTCTGCACGATAAGGGTCAATCTCAATATCAAGGTTGACGTTCATTTCTAGTAATAGATACCGACTATCCTTAATAATATCAATACCTTGTGCTTCAGCTTCGCTATTTTTTACATTGTCATAAGTTAACTCGGGTGGCTCTTCTAGATCCATATCTCGGTAAAACCCAGACACCATTAACTTACGGATCTCGTTTTTAGTTTTACGCATTACGTGCGTAAAGCGTTCGCATGACTCTAGATCTGAAGCTCCATAAGGGGCGACAAAATCGTCTGCTGCTATAAATATTGCTTCTGGGCGCTCTAAAAACTCGTCGTAATATATCTTTTTAAACGCTGAACCCGTTAGAGGTAGTGACCATAACATCCGTTCATGCTCAGTGCGGTAGTTAGGCATCTTTTCAGTCAGGACAAAGTTCATATAGTCCTTAACTCGGTCCGCAGCTTTGTCCGCAAACTTGTCTTCTTTACCAACGATCTTAGTTTTTACGGGACCACTGGGCGGAAAGGTCTCCATAATTGCTTCGGATTGAAAACGCACGGTAGCTTCGGTCAAAATAGGATGATAAACCCCGCAAGCACCCTCCCAAGGCTCGGTGCGCTCTTCAATCTTAAGCCCTAAAAGCTCCAAACCTTTTCTATAGGTCTGTTCCCAGTCCTTTCTAGAACGCTTATCGCCATCAAAGTTTTCAATTAAGCCATCTACTATCTCTTGGAGGTCTTGTTCGGTTAAAAAATCTGCAAGGTTAGAGTAAAAATCATCTAATCCCACTTTTTCATCTTCTTCAGGACCGATTCTTACCTCTACACCATCCATTCCAATGGTTACTTCCTTTGGATCTTCAATTTCTACAGTAATTGGGTCCGTATTTTCATCCACAAACCCCGTAGGAGCTTGATAAAGAGACTTATGTATTGACATTTTTTAGTTCCTTTGCCTTATTAAGCAAGTATTTGTTGATCTGGCGCACCCTTTTACGGCGCTTGTACCATTTTGCTGGATTTTTTATTGCTCGTACAGCACTAAACCACCTCCAAAGTACATAATCCCACAACCTTCTAGCGAGCGTTCTTTCATCAAACGCATCTTTTTTTAATACTCCCGTTATTTGAACCCATTTTGTCATTAGTAGTAGGCTTTCTTTACAGATCTATATGGGGCATCTTCTTCATCACTATTAACTCGGATAAAGCCACCTTGTCTAAAACGTAACAGCGCTTGGGTACTTGAGTCTACCAAGTCGTCATGCTCGCCCGCCGGAAACGCAGCAAATTCTTCAATGACTTCCTCAGCCCACCTAGTTTCGGGCGCCCAGATAATGCCCGACGCAAATAGATCCGATACTGCGTTAACTCTTGCAATCTTGTCGTTCCCACGGGAAGGGGTGTATTCCGTGACAGGGATACCCATAGCCCGCAGTTCAAAAACGAGGGGCGCTCCAGCGGCTTTAGCTTCAACAATGCAGGCGTCCGGGTTCCAGTCCTTATACTCTTCGACAGCCTTTGCTTTGAGTTCCGGGAACTCTAAGCGCTCTTTATAAGCATTGAGCAAAATAACGTTTGGCTGTTTGTATCCTGTATCTTCATCTTCTTTGTAAAACACCCCCCACGTTGTACACGCTGAATAGTCTGAGCGTGTGTTCTTTGTAAACGCAGTATCCCAAGATTGAATAATAAACTCACATGAAGGAGGATTATCTTTTGTCCACACCTTCCACCACTCCCGCTTGATCAATGCTCCTTCTGCCGAGGTTGGCGCCTGCTGATACTGTGCCTGCCATTTGTGTACAGGCAGCTGTTCTTTTAATACTTCTAACTCGGATAGGGGCCAGAATTCAGGCCAAAGCGGTTGCCCAGACGGCATTATGGCTGGGAAGCTAATCTGTTCCCAGGTCTCGCCGTTCCGTTGTAATGAAGATTTTATAACCTGTGCAGCTAAGTCTCTTTTACTCCAACGGGTCATCACGATAACAATAGACCCCCCAGGCTGCAGACGCTGCCGTGGACCGGAGGTATACCACTCGTACGTTTTG